TGTAACCGATATGCTGGCCCGTGCTATTCACAGCGTGGGCAATGAGTACGCGGACGAGATTGCCGCGTATGAGGAGGAACGCCGGATGCGGCGCAGCTATTACGAGAAGGTGGAGAACAGGGCGAACGGAGGTGCATCGGACGATGGAGAAGAGAGTGACCATTGAACTCCTTGTTGAAGCGGAAGACCCGGACGACCGCGTGGAAGACGATGTTATAGCCGCATTAAGCGAGTGCCTGCGGCATTTTGACATTATGAATTATACAGAGGAATCAAAACCCGCCCCGCCCTTCGAGGCCTGGGCAATCGACCTCCACAAGCGCTTCCCGCACTGGCCCTATAAGAAGCCAAGGCCGGGCCATGATGGCTTCCGGCTCCTGGACGACCCGGCGCCTGACTTCCACCGCATGACCGCGGAAGAATTCGAAACCCTGCCCGCTGGCGTATGGATGGACGTCAAAAAGACCCTGCCACCCCTAGAACACCCGGTTTTAACCGTGGACGCCTACGGCAACTACCACACCAACACCGAATACATAGACACCCCGGAGATTCCGTTCTGCATCACATACAACGACGGCCGTTTCTGGCCGCCGATTGCGTGGAGCAAGTTCGAGCAGTTAAAACAGGGCGGTGATTGATGAATGAGCGATGAAAAGGCAGAACGCCAGCCGTTCGTCTGGGGGTGCACAGGCGGCATAAGGGACTACAATTCAAAAGAACTTCCGTTTTTCGAATGGATCGCACACCAGACTACAACAGAAAAGTTCATTATACCGAAGGAGGACCCACGCATGGACATGGGCAGAAACAGCGAGCATTACAGCGACCCCACACCCGGCACGGCCTGGGAGAATATGCGCAGGGAGGAAAAGCGGCTGGATGCCGCCCGCCTTGTTGTGGTTTCGGCCTTGGTGCCGATTCTGCGCCAGACAGCAGAGCTTGCGGGCTTTGAGATTATCGGTCGCATACCGCTGCGCGACAAGGCGACCGGGAAGGAGTACAGATAAATGGAAGGCTTTGATTTTTTGGGCTTGGCAGCCAAAGAAAGCCGCGAGCCTGAAACCCGGGAGCTGCCGCGCCGGATTCTTTTCCGCGGGAAGCTGAAAAGTGGTGAATGGGCCCGCGGGAACCTGAACGTTGACAGCAAGGGAATCTGTATTATCCGCCCCGGCAAAAACGTTGTGGGCAAATACGGCCGCGTGAACCCTGAAACCGTGGGGCAGGCTACCGGTATCCTGGACAAGCGCGCCCGGGACATTTTTGAAGGCGATATTTTGAAGATTCACCACAAAACGCCCCTGCCCGTCGGCCTGGCCGTGGTGAAGTACGACAAAAAGTGGAGCGCTTTTAGAGCTTTTCCGGTAGATCGCCCCTGGCACGCCTGCCAGATCGCATACCCGGACGAAATCGTGGGTAACATTTACGACAACCCGGGCCTTTTGAAACAGGGAGAGGACACACAAAAATGATGAACAAGAGCG